TCCGAAGTAGATGCCAAGTCTTCCCCAGAAGCAGCAGCAAGATTCATGATGCCTTCGATACCGCTGAGCATATCGTTGGTTTTCCAGCCTGCCATCGCCATGTAGTTCATAGCATCTGCGGCTTCACTTGCAGAGAATTTTGTCTTGCTGCCCATTTCACGAGCTTTTTCCCGGAGAGCGTCCATCTCTGAACCAGTCGCACCGGACACCGCTGCCACCTTTGACATGGCGGCATCAAAGTCTGCACCAGTTTTTACAGCAATGGTTCCCAGAGCCGTGACACCAGCAGTGACGGGCAGCAGCTTTTGTCCCACACCGGAAATTTTGTCCCCGGCGGACTGCAGCGTTTCACCCAGAACACCCATCTTTTCCAAAGCGGTGTGAGAATTGTTTGCTTCTGTGGTCAGGCGTTTCAGTTCGTTTTCGGTTTCAATAATCTCACGCTGCAAAGCATCATACTGCTGCTGTGAGATTTCACCATTTGCAAGAGCCGTATTGGCCTGTTCTGCAGCAGTTTTCAGCACTTCTAGCTTTTCTTTGGTGGCAGACACCGCATCGGCGAGGAGCTTATGCTTCTGCGAGAGCAGTTCCGTGTTGGAAGGATCGAGTTTCAACAGTTTCTGGACATCTTTCAACTGTGTCTGCGTGCCCTTGATGTCCTTGTTGACACCTTCCAGTGCCTTGGACAGCTTGGTGGTATCACCGCCGATTTCTACGGTAATGCCTTTGATGCGGTTTGCCATAAATTTCACCTCCGAAATCGAACGAAATGCTTGACAAAATCGTTCGATTGTGATATAATAAAACTAGTAAAAAGAAAAGGGGGCTTGTTTATGTCAATTACTGCAACTGAATTCAAAACAAACCTTGGTAAGTACTTGATGCTCGCTGCAACGGAAGATATTTTCATTTCCAAAAATGGAAAGATCATTGCAAAACTAACCAATCCCAATCAAGATCGTGTTGATATTGCCAAATCGTTATTCGGTTCTGTTCCGTCCGGCTGCACGTTAGAGGAAGCACAAAAAGAGAGGTTGGATCAGATATGAGAGCGTTGTTAGATACTTGTGTGATCATTGATGCGCTTCAAAAAAGAGAACCTTTTTGCGAAAATGCACAGACTATTTTTCTGCTTTCTGCCAATCGTCTTTTTGATGGTTGGATCAGTGCAAAATCTGTCACAGATATCTACTATTTGACGCATCGTCAAACACACAGTGATGCAGAAACTCGAAATATTTTAAGCCGTCTCTTTGTACTGTTTGATATTTTAGACACAGCTGGACTGGACTGCAGACAGGCAATTTCATCGAATGTATCTGATTACGAGGATGCTGTTATGATTGAAACAGCACGTCGCACAGGGATGGATTGTATCGTCACAAGAAATGAAAAAGATTATGCACATGCTGACATTCCAGTATACACGCCAGAGGCATTTATCGCATTGCTTTCATCAGAAGAAGAAACAGATTTCTAAAATCGGTCAAAATCCCTCTGATCTGCCAGCACATCATAATGACACTCGTCATTCTCCCGTTCGGTAAACATATCATTCACCAAACCAATGGTCAAAAAATCCAAATCGCCCATTGACAAACCAAGCTGAACGCACCGCAACAAAAACAGCGGTGTGGTCATCGGTCGGTCAATCGGGCGATGTTTTTTTTAGATTGAACCTGTGTTTCTACGTTCAAACCCCAGAGGTCGATCAGCTGCGGTAAGATCTCATAGATGCTGAACGTGTTAAACTGTTCCAGCCACTCGTCCGGCGATGCCGGAATGGCTGCATCGGCGTGTTTTGCCATGATGTAGGCGATGTTCTCAAACACCTCAAGGCTTTCAATGTCCAGTGCGGAGGATTTCTCTGTATTTTCTCCCACAGACTTTTGCAGTGCTGCAAAGTCCTGATAAATATCTCTGCGGAATTTCAGACGATACAATCTGGGAACTGCTGCACTCGCCTTGAACGGCACATCAATCCCATCAATGGTGATGTTCTTCTGAATTGCCATACTGCACCCTCCTTACGCTTTTACAGTGGTCTTGGAAGCCATTCCGACTGCCGGTGTGTATACGTTCTTGTACCAGCCATCATAAGTAGAAGCATCTGTGGACTCACAGGTCTTTGCCTTTACCAGACCGTTGGGCAGTGCCGAAGCCTTGATGGAGATGGTTTCTGTTTTTACTTCCTTGCTGTCCTCGGTAGTCTGTCCCTCTGTTGCTGGACGGGAGGCGGAACAGCAATAGAGAACATGGCGAATCTTCCGCTTATCTCCGGTGAATTCAAACAGCAATGCAAACTGTGATACCTCATCATCATTTCGTTCCACCAAAACACCGTTGCTGTCCAGGATTTCTCCCAGAATATCTGTAGAGAAATCTGTAGGAATCAGGGCGATTTCCAAATCACCTTCATAGCCAGAATTGTTGGAAATTACATAGTATACGATGTCATCGGCATAAAAATTTTCGTTTTCGCCATTGGCATCAATGGAAATGGAAACCGCACCTGGCAGACGCACCGGATCCACATAGACCGGTGTCAAATTGGCTCCGCTGGCATCGGTTACCCAGTCATTGATTTTAGCGTAATGTACATTGGTCAAACCGAATTTGACCTTGTTCTTTTTGTTTGCCATAGGACTTAAACCTCCGTTTCATAAAGCACTTCATAGAGCCTTTCTGACTCTATCCAGACTTCTGATTTTGTGTAGTAGATCTCATGACGTTTCAGAACCTCTTCAATCTGATTTTCCAGTTCAGGATTCTTAACGTCTGTATAAAGTTCAATATCCAGTTTCTTAAAACTGAAATACATGGAATTATCCGCTGAAAATGTATTCTCTCCAGGAGATAGAAACAGCAAAAAAGGCGGTGCGGGACTTTCACCCTCGGCAAAATGATGATAGGCGAAAGGCAGTCCCATTTCCTCCATCATTTCTGCGATTTGTTCGTAGGTCATGACAACGCCTCCTCGATTAAATGCTCCAGCAACTGTACACCGTTTTCTTCCGCAGGAGCAATATGCGGTTTGCCGGATACCCGACCACCGCCACGCTTGGCATGCCCCTTTTCCAGAAGATGTGCCAGTTGATATCTGTTTTTAGAATGTACTGTCATCTCCAAAGAGTGACTGTTTTCGCCAGTCTTTTTCGTTGCCCAGCTTTTTGCATATTTTCCGGTGTCCTTCGGAGCATTGGCGGAAATCTCGTTTTTCACTTGCGTGGCGGTTTTCCGGACAGCCTTTTTCATGGCAGTATCTGCAAGGTCTGCATATTCCTGCAAGCCCTGCATGATTTCTTCTGCAAGATCGTCAATACTGGTCATTTTGCCCTGCCTTTCTGGCTTCTGCAGCAAGTTTCAGATAATCCTTGTGCAGATAATCCGGTGTAACACTGGTGATGTTGTATGTGACATCCCGAAACAAGATTCGGTTGCCTGTTACAGACGGCATCCAGTGCTGACTTTGCCGAATGAGGAATTCCAGTGTCTGTGTTTCTTTGGTCACACCAGCGTCCGTATGCTCCGAAGAAGCTTTCAAAGTCACTTTTGCCCAGCAGGAAAAGGCTTCGTCCCACACAGCGGTGTGATTGCCGATTTCATCTGTAACAACACGATTCTCCAGAAAGATGATTCTCTGATTCAGTGTTCCAATTTCCATCAAATCACATCCTCTCGCTGTGCAAACAGCATGGCACGAAGCGTTAATGTCAGCTTGGAAAAGTCTGCAGTATTGCGGTTTTCATAGAGATAAGAAACCGTGTAGAGCATTGCTGTTCGTACCACATCTTCGTTTTCTGAAAAGCGTTCCTCGTCCATTCTTCCCACATCCATTACCAGCTGTTTTGCAGTTGAAATAAGGGAGAGAAGCAATGTATCATCATCTTCAAAATCAATCCGCAGATATTGCTTGACTTCCTGTAAAGTTACCACCCACTCCAACCCCTTTCTCTGATTACGCTTTCATGCCAAGTGTCTTTACGGCTTCGGTCAGAATCAGTCTGCCATCGACACGCTGAGATGCGAGGAATCCAACCTGACCATTCATTGCAAATACTTCATTCAGTCGCTTAAAGGAACGTCCCTGACGATCGCCGATCCAATAATAGCTGAAATCGCCGAAAGCAAGGCACTTTGCACCAGCCTTGATTTCCGGCACATAGCTGGAAGTGTAGTACGGACGATTGAGAATGGTATCCGGTACGCCAGCCTGTACAGACGGATTCCAGATGTAATTGCCAGTGCTGTCTTTCAGCTTACGAAGTGCCTTTACTGTGGAATCGTTCAGTACCCATACAGCTTTCTTACGATACGGGCTTCTCAGAGAATAGAACAGTTCCAGAACATCATCAAAAGTGATATTTGCAGTACTGGTAGTTGCTCCGCTTTCTGCACCGCCCGTTGCAGCGAAGATACCGGTCGGCTTGCCCTTGCCGTCACCAACGAAGAATGCTTCCTCTTCCTTTGCACCGATTCTTCTTGCAAATTCCTTTGCAATGTAAGACGGCAGGTCAAAAGCAGCATCATTCAGCAGTTCCTCAGAGATCTTAATTGCCGTACCGACCTTGTATGCACCGAGGGAAGCCTGTCCAAAGGTATCATCCGACAGCTTATATGCGTCCTCCTCATCCATCCAAGCAGCTTCGCCCTTAGAAGTAACGATGGGAATCTTTCGATCACCGGAGGAAGTTTTGATAACGGTTGCCAGCTGCCGGAAAATGTTTTCTTCGGTCAGGGCTTCCACCAGTTTTCGTTCAAACTCATCTGGAACAAGATACAGTATCTGTACCAACCTGCAGGTCGTTTCGGACATCGTAAAAATTGCGGTTGCGAATGCTGTTCCAGAAAGCAGTACGATATGCATCCGATGCAATGCCGGTCTTGGTATCACTGTGAGTGGATGCGTTCGGCTTGTTCTGAATCGGCGTAGAAGTAGGCTTGTTCATTTCTGCCTCAATCTGAGCCTGTCGTTCCAGCCGCTGGATTTCCTTGCCGTATGCCACGATCTGCTGCTCCATGGCATCGTATGTCTTGCTGTCCTCTTCCGAAAGCAGACCGCTTTCATTTCGCTTGGAATCCAAAAAGTCACGGGCAGTATCCCATGCCTTGCTTCTTTTTTCTCTCAGTTCCTGAATTGTCATAGTATCAGTCCTCCTATAGTTTTTAATATTTTAAAAGCTCCAGCCGCTTGTCCAATTGGTTGATCGGCGTGCCTTTGGATGCAGTTGCAGAAATCTTCTGCAGAAAAGAATCCAGCGTTTTAGATGGTGTGTACAGCATGGATGCTGTGCTTTCCTTCTTTTTTTCATCCGGATCTTCTTTAGGAGATTCCTCTGTTTCTTCTTCATCTGGATCTGTTTTTTCTGGTTCTTCTGGAACAAACGGATTCTTTTTAGAAAAGAGAATGCCGTCTACAAATCCCAGCTGCAATGCTTTTTCTGCATTCATCCACGTTTCTTCATCCATCAGCCTTGCGATCTTATTGCGGCTGAGATGCGATTTTTCTGCATAAGCATTGATAATGGATTCCTTGACTTCATCCAGAAGTGCGATTGCTTTCTCCATATCTGCCTTGTTGCCCATGGCACAGGTCATCGGATTGTGGCACATCAGCATTCCGGTCGGTGAAATCAAGGTTTCTTCTCCAGCCATCGCCACCACAGAAGCCGCAGAAGCGGCAATGCCGTCAATCTTGACCGTGACCTTGCCCGGATGGTTTCGGAGCATGGTATAGATCTGACTGGCAGCAAACACATCGCCGCCCGGCGAGTTGATAAAGACGGTCACATCACCGCTGTGTTTTTGCAGTTCCAAGCGGAACATGGCAGGAGTCACATCATCTTCAAACCATGTACTCTCCGCAATTGCACCGTACAAATACATCTCCGATGCACCGGTTTCTTCGTTGCGTACCCAGTTCCAGAAACGATTATTCTTCATGGGTCGTTTCCTCCTTTTCATTTTTCTTTGCAAATGCACCTGCATCAGCAAGTTTGGTAAAGCTGCCATTTACGAGATACAGATTTCCGCCCTGTTCTTCCGGCACCAGATTCATATCCTCCAGTTCCCGAATGTCATTGGTGGACATCCAGCCGTTCTGTCTGGCGGTAGCGTAGCCCTGCATTCTGGAAGCATAGTCACCACGCAAAAGTCCCTCTACATTGAATTTGATGAAGTATTTGCCTTTCTCTGAATCGGAAAGCAGATCTTTCATCATGCTTTGCTCCCATCGAACGATCCACGGGTCAAGGCTGTATTTGACAAAATCCAATGACAGATGTTCCACGTTACTGAATGTTGCATGGTCAAGATCGCCGATCATATGGAGCGGAACTCGATACAGCCGGGCAATTTCCTCAACCTGAAACTTTCTGGTTTCCAAAAACTGTGCTTCATTGTTGGGGATGGAGATCGGTGTATACTTCATGCCCTCTTCTAAAATTGCCGTATGATGCGAGTTGGAACCGCCGTAGGCACGCTGCCAAGCATCCCGCACACGCTCTGGATTTTTGATGACTCCCGGATGTTCCAACACACCGGATGGACTGGCACCGTTGGCGAAAAAGGTAGAACCATAGTCTTCACAGGCAAGGGAAATGCCGATTGCATTCTTTGCAAGAGCAATCGGTGAATATCCCACCAAACCGTCATACCCAAGTCCGGGAATATGCAGCACATCTTCTGCCTGCAGGACAATATCGCCCTGCTGTTTCAGGTTTGGATTGGCTTCATCGTAGCGGCTGTAGATGTAGACCAGACGATTTCTCTGGTCACGGTCTACTCTGACCTTATCCGGCATCAGCGGATACAATCCCAAAACATTACCTCTGCCGTTTCGGATAATCTGTGCATAGGCATTGCCGTAAATCAGAAGATGCGCCATGAGCGTTTCCCGGAAAACAAACGATGTCATTTCGGGATTCGGCTGGTCATGCAGCAAAAAATATAGCGGGTGCGTCGGCACTCGCTCTTTTCCGCTGTCAGTGTATTGGTAAACGTGCAGGGGCAGTTGAGCAATTGCCTCCGACAGCACTCTCACGCAGGCATAAACTGCGATGATCTGCATTGCCGTGCGGTCGTTGACACGCTTGCCTGCCTGTGTCCGTCCGAAGAAATAACTGTAGGACGGGCTGTCGTAGCTGTCCTTCGGCTTATCTCTCGACCGGAACAGTCCGCTGAAAATACCCATGTGCATCACTCCTTTCAGGTTTCAGGGCATGAAAAAAGCACCTGCAAGTGCAAGTGCTTTTTCTATATTTTACAGAGGGAATAATGAAAGAGAAGGTTTCCGCTTAGCACGGATAGCAGATACAATAGAAACAGCGGTGGATTCAACAGTGCGAATCTGCTTTTGATTCACCTTGCAGGAATCAATAACATGATAATCAATATATTCTTCCTGCTTTCCGTCAACTGTTCGCTTCATTTTTTTGAGCTTGCAGATAACAATGAACTTCTCACCATGATGATTTTTAGACCGATGTTGAGCAATGTCATCATGTGCAGCGTGCCATGTCAGGTACCGATTATACTCTCTATCATCGGTATACTTGGGTTGATGTATTCTCGAAAACAGTTCAACAATGATCCAGTTGAAGCCAATCCTTCCTTCAAACTGTGTTTCAAAAGTATTTACTGATATCACATCGATCCATTTTCCCGTTGTATTGACTGCTGCTGCACAGTCACGCACTACATGAACAGCTGCAGCTTCACCTGACTCATAATAGTCAATGAATCCTTGATTCTCAAATCTTTCATACCATTTTTCCATTGTAGAGACTCCTTTACGATTCGTTTTCACGGAACCATTTCAGAAGTTCTTTTCCCGTTTCATTGATCGAAAGTATCCATTCGCCATTATCATTTTCTGAATAGTCTGTAATCCCTTTGATACCGCTTGTGGTGTTATACTAAAAAAGTAGACAAGGGAAAAGAAAAGTAGTATAATAAAAGAAAACACGAAAGAAGAAAAACCAAGGAGGAAAAAATGACAAACAA